TTGCTAGTGGCGAGGCAAACCTTGCAAAAATTCGTGGTCAAGACCCAAGCAAGTTTAAGCTCGAGCCTTTGTACATTGCTGACGCAGAAGGCAACATCAAAATTTCCTCAATTCCTGATGTGCGCACCCTTGACTACATGAAACGCGCTATGGACGCTATGGTCAAGTCAGGATTCAGTTCGACTGACGCTACTGTTAAAACTCAGGCAAATACTTTAAAGCAAATGCGTAACGAGTTGCGTGACCGTTTAAAAACTGTGGTTCCTGAGTACGACACAGCGTTGACTAAATACGCTGGCGACATGGAAGTTATGGAGGCCATGCGCACTGGTATGGATAAGTTCCGTGGCATGGATCACGAAGAGGTTGCCAAGCTCGTCAAGGGCATGTCTCCCTCTGAGAAGGAAGCGTTCCGCACTGGTGTGGCTCGTGACATTTATGGGCAGATTATGGGGCCAGCCTCCGTGCGTAACTCAGCGCAAAATGTCATTGGCTCTCCTGAGATGCAACAAAAGCTCATGCCTTTGTTTGACGATCCTGCGCACTTTAAGTTGTTTAAAGCGGCGCTTGAGCGAGAGTCTCAGTTGTTTAACCAAGCTAACAGCATTTTGGCTAACTCGAGCACTCAAAGACGCGCCCAGATGAACAAAGAGTTTGAGGGTGATAACTCCATGGGTGAAGCTATTGGAAACGCCATCACAGGTGGTTTCTGGTCATCCCTGACTGGTCTAGCGGCTAAGGCGGCTAAGAGCACCACTATGACTCAGGATACGGCTGACAAACTAGCTGACATGCTGATGTCCAATAACCCCACCGAGGTTGCCGCAACTGTCAAGGTTTTGGAAGACTACGCTAAGAAAGCCGCTCCTCGTGAGGCAAGGGCAACCAAAGCTGAGATTGGCACGACCATGGGCACAGCAAGCGCTATCTTCCCATCGCAAGCGCCACAACAAACAGCCCCTGATCTTGAGTCTGATATTGGAACAATACAAGTTCCTATTAAGGGTGCTCCTGACATTGAAGCTGACATTGAGGCAGAATTAGCTAAAATGAGATAACACTTTTGCAGAGTGCCATTTAGCCCTGTTCACGCAGGGCTTTTTTTTGGGTGGAGGTACTAACCGCTCGTCTGCAAGCCTAAAAGACCTTTGCACGGCTTTCCCCCCGTTGATCAGAACGGGATGTCGTCGCCATCATCGCGTGGCAAACCTTGATACTGCTCTTTTGGCTTTTGTTCAAACACTTGGAACCAGCCATCGTAATCTTTGGAGTCAGGGCGTGAATCCATTTTGATTTTAATTTTACCACTGTCCTCAATAAACAGTGTGCCATGGTTTGACCAGTAGGTTTTCTTCTCGCCTTTTACTTCGTATTCACGAGCCGCGAATTTGATGTCGTATTTTTTAGCCATTATTTGCTTTCAATGATTGATTGGATTTTTGCTACTTTTTCAGCGACTTCGCCGAGGAACTTGGTGACTTCAGCTTCCATCTCTGCAATGAATGCCTCATCTCGTGCCACTCTTTTTATAAACATTTGCGCCTTGGCTGGCATGCGTGGATCGAACACCACATAGTCACACCACTGGCGACCCGTGCAAGCCATCTGGAATTGCATCTGGGTGTTGTACTTGGATGCCACAGTACCTGTGAGCAACACATCGATCATGGTGGCGGTGTTAGGGCACTTGATCTCTATGAGTCCATCATCCCCCACCAAGCCATCAGGAGAGGCTCCAGCCATCTCAATTGTTGGGTGGGATACAAACCCACACTCCTCGACCATCGCGCCCTGTGTGGCTTCGTATTCAGCGCGGGCATAGGGTTCCTGATCCGTACCCCACTGCATGGCGGCGTTGGTAAAAGACTCAGCCTGTGAGTTGGAGATGCGCTCCACCACGAGTTGAGCCATGTAGTTCTCACGAGTTGCTGAGTAACCTGTCTTGGTTTTAGCCATCAGGTCAGCGACACGAGAGGCGGTCACCTTGCCTAAGCGCAGGGCAAACCATTCGTTTGAGCGTTGTTCAACTTCAATCATTTCGGGCTTTCATCATTTCGTTTGCTTGGTCATATGCTTTGGCGGCAATGTTTTCTTGGTCTGCTTCTGTACCACTTGCTAGGTCACCGACCATGGCAAAGATGGCAAAGAAGTCACGCAAGGTCATTTGGTCAAGGTGGATAGGTTTCTCTTTTTTCATTTGGCACTTTCTTTTTTGGCTTTTTCAACACGGGCTTTCTTTGCGGCAATCACTTTGGCTTGCCAGCCTTGGTCACCCTTGCAGGCTTCGTAGGCTTGTGAGTAGGCTTTCTGCAACTCTTCTGAGTTGGAGCTGGCGCTGATGGCGGCAAGGTGGTCAGCCATTACGCCTTCAGGAATCTTGGACTCTGTCTTACGGGATGCGGCATTGCCATCGTCGTCCTCTGGAGCGATACCACAAGCCGCCATGAGCGAACCCCTGCGGGCATAGGTTAAAGCGCTCATGTAGCCCTGTGGATCGTTCTTAGCGGCAGGGAAGTACAGACGACCACAGCTAAGGGACTCGCCTGACTCGTGCAGGAACATTGTCTCTACGATCACTCCATCAGGGTGCTCGTGGGTTTGCTGGATCAGGGAGATACCATTGTCGTTAAGGCTGTCCATGACTGCTTCGACGCAGGCGGCAAGGTCAGCGTACTTGGAGCGAAAGTGTGGGTTGACAGAGCTTTTGAGGGCAGGGCCAAACGCCTTCTGTGCTTTGCAGAGCGCGGTAGCAATGTTTTTCATTTTTGAGCTTTCAGAATTTGCAGGTTGAGGACTTTGACTTGTTCTTGGTTAATTTCTAACTGGTAGCAAAGGTCACGGATCGTGCCTTGGAGCATTCCTACTTGGTAGGCTAAGCGGTCACGGGCATCTGCATCTTGGTAGGTTTTGGAGGCTTGCAGAGCGACTTGGCTGATGATGTGGTCGGCGTTCATTCTTCTTCCTTTAAATAAGCCGTGAGGCGTTTGATTCGATCTGAGTGGTAGTCAGCCATACGCTTTGCATATTCCTGAGCGCTGAGAGCCACTAACAGCTTGCGATGTGCCATTTCAAGTTCATTGGTCGCTAAGTCTTTTGCAGAAGGTAAGCGGAAATAATTTTTAAGTTTGTCAATCATGCTTGGCTCCATTTTTTTGCACGGTCATAAAGATTTTCCATAACTAAAAAATAGTAGTCAGCCATGAAGTCGTTTTTCTCTTTGACATATTTGTCAAACCGTTTTTCAGCAGTTATGACTGCGTGAGTTGGGCCGTACTCAATGAGTAAGTCTTTGCCAGTGTCTTGTACAGTTTTTAAATTTTTCATGATGGTTCCTAGTGGGGGCCGAAGCCCCCTGTTGGTTTAGCCGATGAGGAATTTCACATCAGCCACATCAAGGGCGTTTGCCAGACGACCGTTAGCGTTGATGCTGTACTCGATTTGAGCAATGGTAGGGGTCATGAGCATTGTGTAGTCAATGCCAGAGATGCACTGGTTTGTGCCCTCGTACCATGTATAAGTTACATGGTTGCCATCGATGCTCTCGACGGTGTAGACCTGAGTCTCTAGTCTGTCAGTAGCGACGACTAGCAATCCTGCACGGATGTTTTGTTTTTTGATTTTGGCGTTTGCCATCTTAGTTTCCTTGAAAAGACCGCTTGCAAAATGCTACGGCATGGGAGTGATTGTATAGCAATCTAAACAGTTACAACAGGTTTTTACAATTATTTTCTAGGTGCTTACCCTAATAGGGGGCTTTTGCCCCCCTCGGGTTAGACAGAAGCCATTTTTCTCCAAGACTGGGAACCCATCCAGCCATTGAAGGTTGCCGCGCCCTTTTGTACTTTGTAATAAACACGAGCGCCTTGAACTGATGAGCAGGTGTAGATCATGTCTTTGTCTGTCTTTTGGTCACGGGGCATGATGAACGCAGGAGCTTCTTTTTTGGCAACTTCGACCAATGCTTTGCCATGGTACTTGTCAGCCACCTGAACCATCATGTCGGCAAAGGATGTGCCCATCTCTGCGGTTCTGCGATAGTTCCACTCAAGGGCGCGGATAGCATCGCGTTGCTCATAAGCTGTGGCTTCAGCAAATGGAATGAACTCCATAGCTTTTTTGGAGTGTGGGTGGCGTGTGATTGTTGTGGGCTTGATTTCGCCAGAAGCCACGAGGTCAGCCTTAGCAATTATCTCGAGCACTTGTTTACGAACTGAAACGATGAGTGTGTCAGTTTGCTCACGGCTCACTTGGATAGGTGCAAAGTGCTTACCTGCACATACGCCTTTGAACCAGCCGCTCTCGACTGTGTAACCATGCTTTGCCATCCTGCCATCTACAACGGCGTGCTCACGACCACAGCACTGGCAGTTACCACGGATTTGAATTGCTTTCATGATGTTTCCCTTAAACAGTTGCAACTAATTGGCTTTTAGCAAAACTAAACAAAGAAATGTGTAGTTTTGAGTTTTGGCGAATTTTGCGGAAGTTTGAGTTTTCGTAAACTTCATTTTTAGTAGTGCCGTAGTTGTCAACAAATACGCAATACTGAACATTGTTTTTTTCAACAATAACTGTTGTATGACCGCAGGCTTGGTCAATGCTGATAAGTTTCATGGTGTTTTCCTTTTAAAGACCCTATGCAAAATCGCTGGGGCATGGGTGCATTGTATAGCAAACTAAACACATGCAACAGTTTTTTTATTAGGACTTTCCCTAATGTTGTTTCAATGCAACACGCAGTTTTTTGACTTGGTTATCACTGAGAGTCCCCCAGTAAGTTAGCTCGTGGGACATGTTTAAGACAAACTGATCTTTGCCCTTGTAGGCTTCTAAATCGTTAATCAAGTCAGTGTGCTGGTCTTGCCATTGCTCTACATCTACCGAGTAGTTATTGGTTGGGGTTTGTGCAATTTTCATTTTTCAATTACCCAGCCAGCAAATTCACCCATACGAAAGAATTGCTTGGCATCTGAACCCAAAATAGATGGATCAATTGGAATCTGTACACCAGCCAAACTCATTTCTTTGTTGAGTACATCTTCTGGCTTAGCTCCCTGCTGTAACTTGAACTGCATTGTCAAGCGCTTTAAAACGGTCGCAAAGTACCCGCCATGGTCACAAATCTTGTCTACCACTACTATCACCCCACCTTTGACGCAACGCGCTCTGAGGTCTTCTAAAACCAACTGACGCTCGTGCACAGGAATAAACATCATGGTCAAGAACATAATAAAAACTTGCGCTTCTGGAATGTCACAGTCTCTGATGTCACCTTGAACTACAGCGACATTGTTGTGGTGCTGTAAACGCTTCTGAAGAACTTCGCACATGTTGCGACTTTTTTCAATTGCAACAGCTTCCGCTGTGCGTTCGTTCAGCAAAGGCATTAGTTTTTCCAACATGTTTCCAGTAGATGAGCCAACATCAACCACTAGACCACCTTCGGTCAAATAATTTCGCACGATATAACACACCGCATCTGTAGTCATGTCATACCACGGTAGCTGTTCGCGCACATGGGAATCAAATGTTTTAGCAATTTCAGGTGTTTCAAATGTCCAAGAGTTCATCATTTTCTTTCGATAGGTTTTTGATCAAGTAGTTGTAAATTCCAACAACCGACTTATGTTTGCCAACATTTAAATCAGTGTTTAGTAGTTTTTCAAAATGCTCAGAAATACCTGAGTCACCCTTTTGAAAGTTGGTGTGCTTAAAAATTTTTATCCGTTTGAACTGTTCAGGAAATGCATCAAGAATCGGTTGTTTTTGATGTGGACGATTGATTTCATCCCATGTGGAACCAGTAAATTCAGCAATCATTTCTGGAGTCATGTAAGGAGCAATCCAGCACTTTTTGTAAACCATGCTGAGTTTTCTATGAATGTGCTCTTGACCGTATGATGGGTTTGAGAATAAAGCGTTCCTAAACTCATCAATCCTGTTTTTGTAGTGCATCATTCCTTTTTTGCTGATACAAAAGTGACCGTCTGCACCCATGCCAGAAAATATTTCTCGCTCTTGGATTGCTTTGTAAGCGTAGAGCATTGGCCAACCACACTCAAAGTCTGTTTTCTTTCTCGCACCAAATCTCACCAAATCGACCAAGTCTTCTCTGAGCACATCAATGCTTGTTGGTAAGGGTATCTGCACAAAAGGTACACCAAACTCTTTTGCAGTGATTTGCGCATATTTCATGTCGGTAGATGTTCTGTCATCTAAACAAAAAGAATACGCTGTGACGCGCTTACCAGCCTCTAGCAACGCAAATAGAACGCTGGATGAGTCTACCCCTGCACTAAGTAAAACAGCGGCATCATTCTCTGGCGTTCCTGCGCTCTGAAGCAAAACTTTTTTAATGTCTATCATGCTGGTAACCTCTTTGCAATTTCATAAATAACATTGACAGTTACTGCACGACC